AAAATACCATCCATACCCCCTAAGCCATATAATCGTTGTATTCTCCGCTGTTGTCATTGTTTATATCTTCTTCAGGTACATCCACATCCTCTATTAATCCGTAATTTCCAGTAATTAAATACCGCTCATGCATTGGTATAGCAGTAGCTTCAAAACCTAACAACTTGCGATATTCATTACCATTTATCGTGCCTCTGTCAAACATGCCATTGTACACCGTTGACATTTTAGAATAATCATCCTGCAGTTCGGGTAATGTACTGAAATCATAATCTAAATACTCACGGCTGCCAAAGGATGGCACTAATACCCGATTTAGTTCATCACGTAAGCTATTACACATCGGCATGATAAGATCGGTCACAAACTTCTTTTGCGCCCATTCTTTGTTACTAAATGATTGACCCGGTACTAATATGTCAGGATCTACACCCAATGCCATTGCGATACGCTCCATCGTCTTATCCTGGCTATCTAATAGCTGCATATCAACACTATCCTTGCCTATATTTAAAAACTCCCATTTGCCCTGTAGAGTAGCCACCGCCGCCTTCATGGCCGTGTTATTTATCTTATTGTCAATAACCGCCTTTAATTGCCCGGCCTGCTCTGGCGTTAAATTATCCAATGTCTCATTTGTCAATACCCCCTTTGCACCGCCATTTTGAAACATTGCAACTGCCGCCTCCATCGCATCATTATCTTGTTGTAACCTACGCTTTAATGGCCGCATTGGATTAAAGCCACGTAAATGGCTACGGTCAACAACATCAAAATTTGGGTTAAATGTTTTCCAGTGTATTATGTCCGATTTAGGTATAGATATAAGCTTTCCGTTTATATCCAATATGTAACCCAAAACACCATATAAATCATTTGGAGAGGGCACTAATTCAACTTTATCCGGCGGGATTAAGTACATCTCTAACACCTCACCATCTTCAATGCCGCCACGATTAAGCCAGATAAACGCCTCACCATTTAAAGCATAAAAGCTAAATACACCCTCAAAGAATGCATCGGCCCCTTGTGTAGGGTTAGGGTTATTAATCAGGTTACTTAATGCTGAATTGCTTACAACTTCATCCAATGCCTTTATCCGGTCTATTTGGTAACGTTGTACGTTATTAACTGGTGAATGTTTATAACGCTTTAATGTGGTTTGATTCTTTGGCAAGTAGCTATAAATGGGCACGGTTGCAGCTTTGCGCCCTATCTTTTTGACAACCGTATAAACCGTGTCATTATTATCGTAAGCATTCTGGTCACGATCCCATTTAAAAAAGCTTATTGGCGCGCCTACATAAACACCTGGAAATGACATTGCTTTTTTCTGTATCTTTTCAATGCCTAAAAGTTTATTTATCCAACTCATTAGAATGCTACCCAACTGGGTGATTTTGTTGTAAGTTTAGTAAAGATGCCATATCTCATTGCATCCAATAAGTGATCATTCTCCTTTACAGGACTTTCATCACTTGCTATATTGCCATCCTTATCAGTCTTCCATTTGTACGATTGCAACTCTGCTTTCAGATTGTTGCTATTATGTACAATATGCAAAGGATGTGATTTTACCTTCATGATGCCGGCCCATACATCTTTGTCGGCTGGTTTGCAGTTAAAGTTATTCCGACTAAGCTCTTCTATTGTTTTCGGCTCGGCTGCATCACAAAATATCTCATCGCTCCTTGTCAAATTTAAACCCTTTAATTTGTTTATAAGGTCTGAAATTGTCAACTTAGGCAAATAAAGCATTTCTTCTACATAATTTGCACCTTCATAATGTTCTATCTTTACGAGAGCAGTAGGTACAGTATAACCAAAGTCGAGGCCATAAAATACAGTACCTTTGCCCGGTAGTTCGCTCACTATCTTCCAGTTGGTGTATATCAATTCTTTTGCCGCTCCCCTTTCCCCTAACCCATATACCTTCCACATAAAATCATCGGGCAAATCTTTATAACTTTCAATGTAATCAATTTGCTGCTGGCTTAAGTTGTGGATATTGTCTACATAAGTACTATGGATCTTTATGTTTTTAGGGTTGTCGGCAATATCATATACCCATGATCTGAACTCAGCCGGATTCCAGTCCATAAAGATGGTACCGGTTGTCCGCATGGCCAACTGGTCAAATAATAGCTTACTGATTAGGTTAGCTTCATTTATAAATAGAATATCTCTACCCGGTCCACGTGCTTTGCCTTCATCTTCAAGGCCGAATAATTCAATGTAAGATCCATTTGGAAATGAATAAACAAAGTCAGTCCATCGCATCCATTCTTCATACCAATTGCCCGTATCCCTTAAAACCTGTTGTAAATCCCTAAATGCACCACGTTTGATGTGTGGAAGCGAATGAGATACTATTGATATTCGTTTATTATTTTGTGTAGTTGCAATGCTGACAAGTATCTGAATAGTTGAATATGATTTACCGGACCGACTGCCGCCTTCATTACATATTATTTGCGCCCCGTCTTTATATGCTTGATGCGTCGGCCATATTACTTTGCTCGGTACTGCCATTAGGGGTAATAATAACTTGTTTGAGTTGTGGAATGTTTACATCGGCTTTTACATCGCTTTTATTAGTAATCAGCTTATTAAATTCATCTTCATCTGCCATCAGCTTAAATGCTGCTATTTGCAATGCCGGTGCCGCCTCTTGGCTTTGCCAGTTTTTCTTCATTCGGCTTTTAGCTATAACCTTTTGTTTTGCTATTGCACCTTTTATATCCTCACATTCATGAAATTTCCAATCATATAAACATTTTATTGTCGGCTCAACATAAAGGCTCATTTCGTCAAAAGTAGTGCATTTATGCTCCTCTATTGCCTTTAAACACTTACTTAATATTTCATCTTTATCATAAGCCATACAACCGCTTAATGTGATTTATTTCTAATATCAATTCTTTATCCTTTCGTCTTAAATACATTCGTCTGATTACCTGGTATATTGTTTTGCCGTATCCGTAGCATGGCAATGTATCCCGGATTACTATTCTTGGGGTATTTAAGCTGTTAAATGCGTACCAAATGTAAAGATAGCGACTTTTGTCGTATTCTTTATTCTTATCCGTACACTCTCTGAATTTGGGTGTTGAGTATTCGGCCTCCAGTATTTCGGCTAATTTATTTAGTTTGTGACTAAATGTGGAGGCTGCCATAATATAAAAGTATTTTAGTTAATACAAATAATTTAAAAAAAGATAAAAAAATATTTGGAATGTTGAAAACAATGGTATAGCTTTACACTATTAATTCACAATTAAACCTAAAACCATGCAACTTCAAACTTTCGACATTCAGTTTTACCCTGATGCAAAGACATTCTGGCCAACCTTTGACGGCAAAGGTACTTACCCATCCATCACGCTTCACGTATCTGAAACGCCTGCCGGTAAATTGATTTATCAGGGATTTACCATGCCCCGCGCTGAATCCATGACATTTGATCAGTCCAGATACAATGACCTGTTACAAGCTATTATTTCACTATTAAACGAGAAAAACAATGATGCTGATACTTTTGATCGTATGTTTATTGATAATCTCGCTTTCACTTTATAACCTATTTACAGACGAGATATGATAATAATAGCCATATTTGCCCTGATTATCTTCTTCGCCATAGAAGTTCAGTTTCAGGATTATTTAAACGACATTAACAATAACCGGGTGCGCCACCCATTAAAACGTAAAAAATGATTATTACTGATTTTATTCTTACACATCCTGAAAACATAAAAGAATATCAGGATATTGCCGATAAGAATATGTTACATTCCTTTACCATCATTTCAATTGAGAATACTGATACTGATTACAAAAAGATGAGATTTTCTTTTGATAGTGAACGTATTGCATATCTTATGACCGATATCTTTTATGCAGGTAAGAAAGCAGGTATTTTAGAATTTTCAAACATATCAAATGAAACAGCTTATTAACATTCAATCGGAGCTGAAAGCTCCTAAAAACCAATTCAACAGCTTTGTTTATTTGGAAACCTGAAGATATATCCTTAAGTTTGCGATATGGTAGGAGTTTACATGATAATAAATCCAGTAAATGCCAAATATGTTGGGAGTTCAATAAATATTGAAAGAAGAATTAAACAATACAAATACCTGAGAATTAAGGAGCAGCATAAAATTAGAAATTCAATAAATAAATATGGTTACAAGAACCATAGGTTTATAATACTTGAGCTATGCAATAAAGACAATTTATTAGAAAAGGAAAGGTATTGGTGCATAAAACATAATGTATTACATAGATATAATCTTAATTTAAAAATACCATTGAAAGGAGATAAAATAAAATCTTTTTCAAAAGAAACTTTATTAAAAATGTCAAAAATTCATAAAGGTAAAAAGTTATCCAAAGAACAAAAAGATAAATTATTAAGTTATATTAAAGGCAAAAAACAATCTCCTGAGCATATTAAAAAAAGAATTAAATATGGGAAAGATAATCCCGCTTATGGCAATGCATATTTTAAAGGTAAAAAACATACTGAAGAAACACGAAAAATTATATCAGATAAAATAAAGGGTATGCAATTATTAGGGAAAAATAATAAAGCAAAAAAAGTAATAAATATTAAAACTGGAGAAATATATGATTGCGCTAAAGAAGTTGCAATATTGCTAAACATGAATTATTCTACATTAAGAGCAATGTTACAAAACAAAAACCCAAATAAAACAAACTTTAAATATTATGAAACAATTAATACAAATACAATCTGATTTAAAAGTACCTAAAGGTCAATTTAATTCTTTTGGTAAATATTATTACAGAAACGCAGAGGAAATTCTGGAGGCTCTTAAACCTTTACTTAAAAAATACGAATGCGTATTAAAATTATCTGATGAGATTAAAGAGGTTGGCTCAGTTATATTTATAGAAACTACCGCAACATTATTATTCCCAGATTTCAAAGATGGTATAAAGGTAACTGCTCAGGCAGGTGTAGACTTAAATACAAAAGGAATGTCAGCGGCTCAATGCTTTGGTGCATCTTCATCATATGCACGGAAGTATGCCTTATCGGGATTATTTCTACTGGATGACAGTAAGGATGCAGACGCTACCAATACACATGGCAAAGAGGACTTAACGGACTATAAAAGCAAACTGATTCTTAAATGTCAGGATATTACCGATGCCATGAAACGCGCATCCGCTCAAAGGTCAATTAATGACGCATCCGCAATGGCCGACCTTATCAAAATAGAGAAACGTATTAACGAAATCACAAACCAATAAACCAATAATTATGCAACAATTACAAACCACAGAAAGCATGGCAGCCTTCGCCGTAAATAAGGCAAACCGGGAAGAACTGGCTATTCAGATAGTCGAAGCGATTGATGCCGGTGACCTTAACCCGCTGGATATCCATTATCAGGTAAAGGCAATGGAAGACTTTATTAAGATGCTGACGGCTAATAGCCGGTATAAAGATGCCGTATTAACCGAAGGCATGAAGCATGGTAAGTCCTTTCAATTTAATGGATCAAAGATGGAAATCAAAGAGACCGGCGTTAAGTACGATTATTCTAAATGTGGCGATCCGAACTGGCAGATGTTGGAAAATCAAATTACTGAATTAAAGGATAAGCAGAAAGCAGTTGAGGCTCATTTAAAGGTATTGCCGGCCGAAGGTATTGAGGTAGTCAATGCCGATTCAGGTGAGGTCATTAAAATGTATCCTCCGGTAAAAACATCCACCACATCAATAGCAGTAACATTAAAATGAATCAGTTAAGCATTACCGAAATCAATACACAGCTTCAGGCCGTAACCCCGCAAACGTTGGAAAGCATTGCGGCTTGTACTGAGTACGGTGCAAAGTTGGCCGGATGGATAGCTTATACCGGACTTGCAAAGGCACAGGCGAAGCGTGATTTACTGCAAAGGAAAAAAGAAACCATTGATAAGTTAATGATGGAGAACCACAGATTAACACCTGCTAACTTCAAAGAATATGTTACCGCATCCGTAGCCGATCAGGAATATAACTTTGAACTGGCAGACCGTACTAATGCAGCCGCTACGCATCAGCTTGACCTTATAAGGTCGATTCTATCCGCCCTGAAAACTGAAATGCAGTCAATCAATTTTTATAATCAATAATTAAAACAAACATGGCAAAAATTACAATCTACAAGGTAGCAGCAGCAGTATATGATATTTACTGCAAATCACAACAAGGTAAAGAGGAATATTCGTTACATAACATAATACGATATCATGACCTTGGCAATCAATTAGGAGATGCATTAAGACATTTTGATTTATATTAGCATGGAAAGCAGGTGCTAAATGGTATAGAGAACAATTAAAAAATAAATAACAACAAGCAAAATTTTGTTTGTATACTTAATTAAATTACTTAATAAATCATAGTCAGGTGGCGGAATTGGAGTCAATTCGTGGTAATGTGGTGGAAGCAAAACACATCATTGATACAGGTTCGAATCCTGTCCTGACTGCAAGGGTGTTCCATCCTTAACAAAATATAGGAATGACAGCTTGGAAAGACAAGCAAAATAGTCAGGTGGCGAAATTGATTAGACGTAATCAATAGGAAAGCAATCAGCAACAACTGGTTTATACAGGTTCGAATCCTGTCCTGACTACTAAATTTATAAACAATGAAAAAACTATTAAATTTTTTTAAACGTGGATTTGAAGACTTAAATTACACTTATTATAAAAAACTGTATTCTTGTAGAGGTAGAAACTATATTGGTTATGTAATAGTACAAAATTATAGATGTTTTTGGATTCCTATGCACAGACAAATTGCTGTTTGTCTTGATGAAAAAGAATTAAGAACAACACTAAATCTACTAAAACAATTATAAAATAAATAGTTATGACACCAAAACAAAAAGCAAAAGAGTTAGTAAATAAGTTTCATATAAAAGTTCTTGACAGAGAAGGTACAAGTGCAATGAATGAATTTGAATCCAAACAATGTGCTTTAATTGCAGTGGATGAGATAATAGAGGTATTGAGTAATGATATTAACCCATTGGTAAATTATTGGCAAGAAGTAAAACAAGAAATAGAAAAGTTATGGCACAACAAACAGCAGTAGAATGGTTAGAAAATAAAATGGCAACGTTCAATATTCATTTTTTTAAAGAATTAAAAGAAGCATTTGAACAAGCTAAACAAATGGAGAATGCAGAAATTATTAAAAGAACATTAGATGGTGCTGAAGACACGGCTGATTATGTAGATAAAGTGATTGTAAAAGCATTAGTAGAAGCATCTAAATCTATGGTTATACCAGAAATATCAGATGATGAGATAGAGAAACAAAGTAAATATTGGAATGAAACCACAAATCCAGATATGTGGACTTTTAAGTGAAATGAAAAACGGAAAAATAATATGGAAAGGAAATCCTCCTAACCTTGAAATGATTGAAAAAATAAATAATAAAAGAAAAGAAATTTCTGAAGAAAGTTTTTCTAAGATAAATCAAAAGATTAATCAAAAGAGCGAAAGCTTACCTAATCAATCAAAGGAAGAATTAACACAATATAAAGATGCTCTAGAAAAAGCATTACTGAGAATTAATGAATTAGAAACGAAACAAAAAACTAAAGAACAAGAGAAAAAATAATTCATTAGTAAATTTTTTAATTAACCAATAAATCAAATCAAAATGTCAAACTACGACAACACAAACAGCGGAGTTCTGTTTAAAAACGACAAAAAAGGGAACGAAAAAGCTCCTGACTACAAAGGCAAAGTAAACATCGAAGGCAAAGAAAAAGACATTGCCGGCTGGATACGTGAAGGCAAATCGGGTAAGTTTATCAGCATCAAGATAAGTGAGCCGATGAAAAAAGATAATGTTTACGATAACAAACCTAAAACCGTCTTTGACGATAAAACCGACTTACCCTTCTAATCATGACCAGAAACCAATTAATAAAAAGAATCAGTGGATTGTTGGATGTCACGTTAATCCCGGCCGCTTATAATGTTCTTGTAGATATTCTGCAGGAATATGAAGATGCCTACCTGAAAGACAAGGTAAGGGCATACCGTGTAGGCGGCTTCGTATCCGATGAAATGCTTTTATCCAATGCTGAAGATATCTGT